CCGAATGTTCCTGCGGGGCATAAGTGCGGCAGGATGCACGGGCACACATACAGGGTGGTGGTTGCTGTCGAAGGGGAAGTAGATCTGGACTCAGGTTTTGTCATGGACTTCGGTGACCTGAAGAAAAACATCGTCAAACCCTATATTGACGACCTGGATCACTGTTTATTGAACGAGTGGATTACGAACCCAACCGCAGAAAACGTGGCCGACTGGTTGTGGAATTGGATTGAAGCGGAACTGCCGCGACACATCTCGTTGTCTTACATCGAAGTTTGGGAGACACCTACCAGTGGAGCGCGTAAACGTGCTGTATCTAGCTAATCCAACCGGAAAATCGAAAGACGCTATGAAAGAAGGCAAACTGGGTTTTATAGCGACACCAGCTCAAGGTAACCCATTGATACCTGGGGTCACTTGGTGCGCCGACAACGGATGCTTCGGGAAAGGTTACCCCGGAGACGAGAAGTGGTTGTTGTGGTTGGAATCGTTGAAAGAGCATGCGGGAACATGCTTGTTTGCCACAGCGCCGGATGTTGTCGGTGACGCGAAAGCCACTTTGGAGAGGTCTTTGCCGTTGCTGCCGAAAATCCGGGCATTGGGATACCCTGCCGCGCTGGTGGCTCAAGACGGTTTAGAGGATCTCGAAGTGCCGTGGGACGATTTCGATGCACTGTTTGTTGGCGGCTCAACCGAATGGAAGCTCGGTCCAGGTGCTACAAGCCTTGCTGCTGAAGCGAAACGGCGAGGTAAACACACCCATCTTGGGAGGGTGAATAGTAGACGGCGCGTCTTCTTCGCCAGACTGGCGATACCAGGAGGCTATGACTCTGTGGACGGCACCTACCTTGTCTTCGGACCTGACGTGAATCTGCCGAAACTGTTGAGTTGGATGGAAGACGTCAACACTTCCTTCCCGCTTGACATCACACAGCGTTGTGGGTGATCATTGTGGCCGTTTCAAGTGGTCAAAGTACAGCCGACACAACGGCAACCTGGAACTCTATTGGAGGAGCAAGTATCGGTTTACTGATAGGCACCGGAAAGGTGTCTCGGTGATACGGAACGTCCTTGAGTATCTGGGGATAGAACCTCCCCCCGACAACGGAAAAAAGTGGGTCAGGCTCCTGTGCCCCTTTCACCCGGACTCTGTTCAATCAGCAGCGGTCTCATACGAATTGGATGCGTTCAACTGTTTGGGGTGCGGGGTTAAAGGTGGGCCGATCAAGTTGCTGATGACACAGAAAGGAGTGACTTATGCAGAAGCTAGGCGAGTCGCAGCGCAACTTTCTGAGGGAAGCGACCCTGCGGTATCACAACCAACTATCAGGAAGTCCTGGCGAAAACTATTTGGGCAAGCGAGGTCTGAACTGGCCGAGCTTGAAGGACAAGATGGACAAGTTCGCGTTGGGATACGTGGCAGAGCCTCTCCCTGGACATGAAATGTTCCAAGGGTTCCTAGTCATCCCATACCTCCGCTGGTCCAAGGATCACCCGTGGGCGACAGTATCTATCAGGTTCCGCTGCATCGAACAACACGACCACAAAGGTCACGGCAAGTACATGACGGCTGCGGGGGACAGGCCACGCCTCTACAACACTTTGGCGTTGCTGCGCGAGTCACCCGTGATCGCAGTCACCGAAGGTGAAATAGACGCGATAACAACACAATTGTGTGGGATACCCGCTGTTGGTGTTCCTGGGGCGCAGGCGTGGCAGCCGCATTTCCGGGAACCGTTCCTCGGGTATCGGGATGTGTTCGTCCTCGCGGACGGTGATGAAGCGGGAATGAGTTTCGCTCAGAGTGTTGCTGGGACTCTCCCCAACGCCAGGGTAATCCCCATGCCACCTGGGGAGGACGTGAATTCCCTTGTCATATCGAAAGGTAGAGATGCCCTGCTGGAAAGGATCAAATAGATGGTGACGGTTTTCACGCAGCCCGAATGCCGCCCGTGCAAACGGGTCATCGACAAGTTGAGCGAAGCTGGGATCACCATTGATGTCATCGACATCAGCCGAGACTTACTTGCCAAGGAGTATGTCAACCGGTTCCTGCAAGCGAAATCCACGCCGATCATCGAAGCACCGGGTTTCGACGCGGTGATCGGATACCAGCCCGACAAGCTGAAGGAAATCATTGATGCGTTTCGAAATTAACTTGACGGTCGGGATGGAGTTCCCGAAATGGGTTGAACGGATCCACGATTACGTGTTCGAAGGAGATGAAGACGATGAGTGACCCGATCAACCCTGACCACTACCAGTTCGCTAACGGGTTCCAGGTCATCGACCTAACAGAGAACCTGTCTTTTAACCTGGGAAACGTGGTGAAGTACGTCGCCCGCGCAGGGCGCAAATCACCTGACCCGCTTGAGGATCTGCTGAAAGCCCGCTACTACCTGAACCGCGAGATTGAGAGACTCAAGTGACTAAACGCATCGTGGTGATATCGGACACCCAACTGCCCTACGATGACCGCCGCGCCTTAAAAACGGTCATACAGTTCATTGGGGATTACCGCCCAGACGAAGTGATCCATATCGGGGATGTCATGGACTTCCCACAACCTTCCCGGTGGAACAAGGGCACTGCTGGGGAGTTCGAGGGCAGCGTGTTCAAAGACGCTGAGGATGCCAAACGGCGGCTGCTCGAACCTCTAAGGAAAGTGTACGACGGCCCGTTGCGGTTCCACGAAGGTAACCACGACGAACGTCCACGCACCTACCTGTCGAAATACGCACCCGCACTTGCAGAGTCCGGGGCGTTTGACATCGACACCCTGCTGGACTTCGACGGGTTCGGTGTGGAACTGCTACCCGATTTCCACAAGGTAGCTCCCGGATGGTTGACCACCCACGGACACAAGGGCGGCATCTCACTGTCCCGGTACGCCGGACACACCGCTCTGGGTGCAGCCAACAAGTTCCAAGCCTCAGTGGTTATGGGGCACACCCACCGGATTGGCTTGACATCACACTCTTTCGGGTTCGACGGGAAAGTCACCAAAACCGTTCACGGCTTCGAGGTCGGGAACCTGATGGACATGAAGCAGGCGCACTACTTGAAGGGAGCAGCAGGGAACTGGCAGCAAGGGTTTGGGGTGTTGACCGTCGATGGTCAGTACGTCAAACCGGAACCCGTCTTTATCAGCAAGGGCCGATTCACGGTCGATGGCAACACTTGGAAGGTGTAACTTGACATCAAACATTTCTGCACTGTACAACGAAATCGCTAAGGCCGCTAGGACGGTCGCTTTTCAGTGGCCGGGGATCGTTGAGGAAGAAGATCTCACCCAGGACATCACTGTCAAACTGTTGGAATCCCCATCTTCGATTGACAAACTGATCAACGAGTTCGATGACCGTCAACGGTTGAACGCAATCGTTCAGATCGGTCACCGTATCGCTTCTAAGGAGCGCGCGGACTACGAGGTGTTCTCTGGGAACTTCCGTTACTCGGTCGATGAGGTGCGGAGAATCCTTGAGGATCGGGCACTTCACAACGAAAACCCTGAGTTGGGTTCCTCGTGGTCGGTGTCGGATGACTTCATCACGGGTGGTGAATTCGAGGACGCTGTGCTGTACAAGTCCTCTTCTGAGATCGATCTTAAGCGTGGCATGACCCGCCTTAAAGCCCGTAACCCCAAACAGGCGGCGGTGATCCTTGAGCGATACCTCGGTGGGGAAGTAATTGAGCAGGGGAGTCGGCGCAATCTTCTGGATCGCGCCCTAACGGCGCTCACCACCGAGATGAACCGCTCCTTCAAACAACAGCAGCGCGAACACCAAGGGCCGGGGAAGCGTAAGCCTGTCAGTGCTGCGGCAGCTCACTACCGGTCGAAGGCGAACTGGGATGACGAGAGCAGCGAAGCGGTTAATCGGTTGCTGGCGCAGGCGAAAGTGAGTGCCAGTCGATGAGCCTGGAAATCGCCCCCCCTGGTTGGACACCGTGGGACGCCTTTGGGGCCGGTGAGGGTGGCGACAACATCATGGACCCAGTGTTCAACGGGATGGGCAGGTCCGAAATGTATCGGGCCTGCCTATTCCCGGACCTGTTCCCACACGAGAAACCAATGTTGCTGCACCAGTGGCCTTTAGAGGACTTGGTCATGTACTGCGGCGGTGAGTACGCCAAATGAGTGCGGTGACGCTCGACCCGTGGGAGTTCAAAGCCTGCGTGGATGTGGCGAATATCCGCATGGCAGTGTCCAACGATTCAAACCTGAATCACGCCAGCACATATCAGCGTGACCATCTGACCCGCATACAGCAGGAAATCCTGGGTGCGTGCGGGGAAATGGCTGTCTGTAAACACCTGGGGTTGTTTTGGACACCGTCAGTAAACACCTTCCACCATGAACCCGATATCCCACCGGATATCGAAGTTAGGTCAACGGACAGGTTGGACGGCTCACTGATAGTCCGGGACAACGATCCACCGGACAGACGGTACTTCCTGGTGACAGGGAAACCGCCGTCGCTGCTTGTGGTCGGTTTCATTTCGGGCCATGAGGCCCGGAAAGACGAATGGGTTCGCGACCCACACGGGCACCGCCCCGCGTGGTTCGTCCCGCAACACGCATTACACAGAAAGGGATACAACAATTGACTGACATTAACTGGGGTCCGACAGGCCAACTTGTCTACGAGCGCACCTACAGCCGGGTCAAACCTGACGGCACAAAAGAAACGTGGCCGGAAACAGTGGAGCGAGTCGTAGACGGCAACCTCGCCCTCGTGCCGGAACGGTTCCAACTACCCGACGAACGCCAGCAGTTAATCGACATGATGCTGGATTTCAAAATCCTGCCAGCAGGGAGGCACCTATGGGCATCAGGCGTGAAGAACGCACAGCATTTGTTCAACTGTTGGGTAGCTGGGTGGACTGCGAATCCTGCCGATCACTTCGAGTTCACGTTCATGAGGCTCATGGAGGGCGGCGGGGTCGGAGCTAACTACTCCAACTCCAACCTGACCGGCTACCCGCCGATCCGGCACGAACTAAAAGTGGACATCGTGTGCGATCCGGAACACCCGGACTATTCGGAGCTTGCGAAAGCCGGTGTGCTGTCCATCGATTATGACTCCGATTGGGCTGGCGCATTCCAGATCGAAGACAGCCGGGAAGGGTGGGCTGCCGCCCTCACCGACCTCATCGACACCCACTACCGGGACGAAGATGTTCACTACCACCGGGTGTATGACGTGTCGCGTGTACGTCCGGCCGGGGCGAAGCTGAAAACGTTCGGTGGTAGGGCTTCCGGCCCGGTGCCGTTGGCGAAGATGCTGATCGAAGTATCTGGTGTGTTGGGTTCCCGCGCAGGCTCATACCTGGACGGTATCGGGGCCATGGAAATCGACCACGCTATCGCACAGTGCGTGGTTGCCGGTGGTGTGCGCCGATCCGCACGCATGGCAATGATGCACTGGGCTGACCCCCAGATCGAAACCTTCATCGACATCAAGCAGGAAAGCCTGTCGCACTGGACAACCAACATCAGTGTGGAAGTCGATGAGGACTTCTGGTACCAGGCGAAGCAGGGGCACGCTTGGACGGCTGCCAAGGTGTTGAAGGCTATCTCACGCGGCATGGTGAACAACGGGGAACCGGGCTTCTGGGACTCCAGCCTGTCCAATGTCGGTGAGCCTAACCGGGTGGAATGCACCAACCCGTGCGGGGAAATCACGCTGCAAGCGTGGGAGCCGTGCAACCTCGGGCACGTCAACCTCGCCGGGTTCGTGGACAAGCGTGGACGGGTGGACATCTTCAGCATGTACCAGGCGCACATCCTCATGACCCGGTTCCTGATCCGCGCCACGTTCAGCGAAGTCGGTGACCCGAAGTCCCGTGAGGTTCTCGACCGCAACAGGCGGATCGGTGTCGGGCATTTCGGTGTCGCTAGTTATCTCGCTATGACTGGGCTGAAGTACAGCCACGCACCGCTGGATGACTCGTTCAAGTCTCTGCTCAGGCAGATGTCCTTGGCGGTCGATGCGGCAGCCATTGAGTTGTGCCATGACCTCCGCATCCCGGTGCCCGTCAAGCGGCGGACGATTGCACCTACCGGCACCATCGCCAAGCTGTCCGGTGTGTCTGAGGGTGTGCATCCGATTTTCGCCCGGTACTTCATCCGCCGTGTCCGACTGTCGAAGGTCGATCCGGAACAGATGAGCATGGTGGACAAGTACGAAGCGGAGGGTTTCGAAGTCGAGGACGACATGTACGCCGACAACACGGTGGTGGTGTCTTTCCCGACGAAAGACACTCTGGTGCAGGCTGTCACAGACATTTTCGGGCCTGACGGTGAGGAGTTGGTTGAGGCTGCGAACGATCTGACGTTGCAGCAGATGCTCGCATTCCAACGCCTGTACCAACAGTATTGGGCTGACAACGCTGTGAGCTTCACCGCGAATGTCGATCCGTTGCAGTACAAGCCTGAGCATGTCGAGGAGCAGTTGCGGGTGTTCGCCGGTCACCTTAAAGGGGCCACGATTTTCCCGGAAGCGTCGATGCCTCAGGCACCGTATGAGCGGATCAGCAGGTGGGAGTACGAATCCGCTCAGTCCAAGCAGATCGCTGATGGGGTCGATGAGGAGTGCGCTAACGGCTCCTGCCCCGTGCGATAACAAGTTTAACCCGGCCTCTCCACAAACCGTGGTGGGGCAAACATCACCGAAAGGTAATCAGTAAATTGACCGATTTCGATCCGTTCGAGAACGCACCTCTAGACGCCGACGAGCCGACCCCTTTCGAGGAGCCTGCCCCGAAGCCTGCAAGGAAGCCCAAAACCAACTCTGTTGCAGTGGATGGGACCAGCAAGGCGAAAGTAACCCTCAAGGGCGGGCCAGGTTACGACGTGCCCTGGATTCCACTGGTGTACGGCTCCATTGATGAGGCCCACGCTGACCTCACCAACCCGGAAACCAAACGGAAACTGGCGGAGCTGTTCGAAGTAGTGGCTAAGGCTAACACCCTGTTCGCCAAGAAGGTCAGCGAGTTCTCGCCGCAGAAGCCGAAAACCGTTGGCGGGGCACCAACCCGCCCCGGACAGGAAGCCCCGGCAGGAACCCCGGAGCCTCCCGGCCCGGACTGGGTTTACAAGACGGGTGTCAACGCCAAGACCGGTAAGGCGTGGAAGGCGTGGATGCCTCCTCGCGGCTCTGACGAGAATCCGGTTTGGCTGTAACTGGACATCACACACGGCGGCCCCAGCCTTCGGGCTGGGGCCGTCCTTGTCCATAAGAGGAGGAAGGTGAAAGAACTTCGCCGCGTAGTCAGCGGATCAGCGGTGACCATCAACGCCGTTGAACGCGAGGAAGACCTCGAAGTTTTCCGGGGGTTTCTTTACGAAAACCAAAACTGGTTGGCTTGTGACTCCGAAACCACCGGCCTCAACATCTACTCAAAAGAACATAACCTGCGCGTGGTGCAATTCGGTAACACCACCGAAGCGTGGGTTATCCCCGTCGAACGCGGGGAGCCGTTCCGGCAAACCGTCCGTGACGCACTGAAACAAACCAACTATCTGATCTTCCAGAACGCCTCATACGACATCCAGGTGTTCGACCGGCACCTGGGTGTGCGGATGGAAGACCTGTGGCCGAAAGTGCGTGACACCCGGATCTTGGCGCATCTCGTTGACCCGCGAGGGAAAGACGAAGGCGGGATAGGGCACTCCCTGGAAGACCTCACCCGCCACTACATCGACGCTGAAATCGCTGACAGTGTCAAAACATTGATGACCGACCTGGCTCGCGCACACAAAACCACCAAGTCTGAAGTGTGGAAGTTGGTGGAGTTCGATGACCCGCACTACCAACTGTACTCCGGGATGGACACCATCCTCGCCGCCAGGTTGGCGTTGAAACTGCGCCCTCTGGTGCCGAAAGAGTCAGTGACGCTCATCGACTACGAACACCGGTTAGCGGCTGTGTGCGCGTACATGGAGCGCACCGGGTTCCTCCTCGACGTGGACTACAGCGCAGAGCTACGCGAGAAGCTCATCGACGCGGAACTGGTGTACGAATGGCAGGCGAAACAGATGGGATGCGAAAACGTCAACAGCACAGAGCAAGTCGCTGACGTTCTCGAATCGCGTGGCGTGCGTATCCCGGAGCGGACACCTTCGGGCCGCAGGAAAGTGGACAAGCAACTGTTGGAGAAGCTGATCGCTGACGGTGACCCGTTCGCGGAAGCGGTGTACGAGGCGAAGAAAGCTAGGAAGTGGAGGACGACATGGGTGGACGGGTTCCTGAACGGTGTGGATGCGGACGGCCGGTGCCACGCATCAATCAACCCTCTGCGGGCACGCACAGCGAGGATGTCGATCACCGGGATCCCCGCACAAACCCTCCCCGCTGGCGACTGGTTGATCCGGCGCTGCTTCGTTGCTGACGAAGGGCACCGGATGGTGTCCGTTGACTACCAGACCCAAGAGCTTCGTGTGCTGGCGGCGCTGTCCGGTGACCGGACGATGATCCGGGCGTTCAAGACCGGCGCGGATCTTCACCAACTCACCGCCGACGCGGCGGGGGTGGACCGCAAGGTCGGGAAGACCACGAACTTCGCTTACGTGTACGGTTCCGGGCCTCGCAACATCGCGGAGCAGTGCGGCATCAGCTTGGACACAGCGAGGGCTGTGGTGGCCGGGTTCGAGCAGTCCTACCCGCAAGTGAAGCAGTTGTCCCAATCCCTTCAGAAGCAGGCACGCACATACGGGTACGTCACCACCGATTTCGGTCGGAGGTTGCCGGTCGATCCGGAGCGTGCGTACTCCGCGCTGAACTACATGGTGCAGTCAACGTCACGTGACATAACCGCGCAGGGGTTGCTGCGGCTACACGAGGCCGGGTTCACCCCGTACCTCAGGTTGCCGATCCACGACGAAGTCCTGGCTTCCGTTCCCGCCGATAAAACGGAATGGGGTGCCACACGGATCGGTGAGCTTATGGCAACCACCTTCAAGGGTGTGCATATCGGTACCGACCCGGAGGTCGGTGGCCGTTCCTGGGGTTCGCTTTACGGTTCGGATTATTAGCTTGTTCCGCTGCCAGCGGAATCATCGAATTAACGGAACGAAAGGGTTTGACAATGGATGAGCGTGAGTTTTTCGACAAAATGTACCAAATGTGGGCTAACACCACCGGGGCGCAAGACCGGTACTGGGACTACCAAAAAGACGGCAAAGATTACTTTTTCAACATCAATGCTGTCGGTGAGGACGGTGACGGTAAGTTCGTGGCTTCAGTTCTGTTGGATGAAGATGCTGACTTCATCACCGCTATTCACGGGTGTTTCCCCGATCTGATTCGCACTGTGTTGGCTGCTTTGGATGAGGCCGATAGGGCTGATTTTGATAAGGATGCGCGGGAGTGTCGTATTGCGGAGTTGGAGGCTGAGTTGGCTGAGTTGCGTGCCGATTTGGAAGGGCTTATCGCGGGATGACCAGACCCGATTGGAACACTTATTTCACCAACATCGCTTATGCGGTGGCGGAAAGGAGTGACTGTGAACGCTCGAAGGTCGGTGCGGTGGTTGTTAAAGACCGCCGCGTCAGGGGCACAGGCTACAACGCAAGCCCTGCTGGTACACCTGGGTGTGCTGACTGTCCTCGAAGATTATCGAACGTATCTCCGGGTTCTGACTACACCACAGGGGAAGGCCGTTGTGTGGCGGTCCACGCGGAAATGAACGCTTTGTTGTATTGCGACCGGGAGGATTTGGTGGGTGCAACTTTGTATGTGACTAGGGAGCCGTGTTACGCCTGCGATAAGGCTATTCAGGCTGCGGGTGTTCATGGGGTTGTGTGGCCCCAACCGGCGAACGCTTATTGCAACCGGTGTGGTATTCCGCATGTGGAAGGGAAGTGTGGACGTGTATAGGGGTTTCATTGACGGGTTGGACACGTTTTGTATTCGGCATCGTTGGGTGCCGGGTTGGTTTCGCAGGCGGGTTGAGCGGGCGTGGTGTAATCGTTTTGTTGGAGGTAGGGGATGAGTAAGTTGCGTGACCGGATCGCCGCCGCGCTGTACCGGCACGTCGGAAAAGATTCCAGCTTCCCACAACTGCAAATGCCCTGGGAAGAAGCATTTCCCATAGTGCGCGGCCACTGGCTGGGAATGGCCGACGCGGTGATCGCAGCCCTCCAACTACAACCCGAATACGGACACCTAGACGAAACCGACAGCGGAATCATCGCAGACACCATCCCAGAACTAGGGGAACCATGCCCAGGCGAAACCCTCCGACACAGGTACATAACACCGTGGAAGGACATCAATGAAACTGACTGAACTGATCCTCCAACTCCACACAATCATGCTGGAAAAAGGGAACCTCGACGTGATGCTGTGGGACGAACAAGGCTGGGTTGAACCCAACCCGAAATAC